CCCAACGCGGTTATCCCGGTGGGATTTCCTGTGAAGGCTGGGGCATTAGCTTTGACGACAGCACCCGTTCCAGTCGTACCGTCGCTGAGGTTGGCGGTGCTGATCTGAGAACCGCCAACCTGATAGGTACCGGAAATGTTGACGATGCCAGTTCCAGGTGTACTCTCGTTAACCCCCAACGCGGTTATCCCGGTGGGATTTCCTGTGAAGGCTGGGGCATTAGCTTTGACGACAGCACCCGTTCCAGTCGTACCGTCGCTGAGGTTGGCGGCTGAAATTTGCGAACCGGCAACTTGGTAGGAGCCGGACACGTTGACAATACCAGAACCGGGAGCGCTCTCACCGACACCAAGCGCCGTCACCGCAGCCGACGCGCGCGTCGTACCACCGATCGCCATGTTGTTGATAGTTCCGGCGGTGGCCGGATTGATAATAACCTCTCCGCTGCCGGTGGGAGAAAGCGTCACGTTGTTGTTTGCTGGCGAGAGCGAAACAGCGCCCGTCGCGGTCAACGACGTCACCGTGACCGCCGCCGCAGCCGTACCGCCGATCGCCGGCGGCGAGGCCAGATAGGTCGAGAAGCCGGAACCTGAAACGGTTGAAGATGCTGATAGGGTGGTAAAAGCCCCCGCCGCGGCCGTTGTCGCTCCGACCGTCGTCCCGTTGATCGTTCCGCCGGTGATGGCAACGGAGGCGAGGGCTTCAGACGATGAATCGATGACCGTCCACGCATTCGAGCCATTGCTCTCCATCGCCATATAGCCGTAGGCCATGTTGAGAACAGCCGATGTCGCGCCGCTGATCGTGTCCGAGCCGGCACGCGAGATGGTGATCGTGTCCGTTGCCGAGCATGACCCAGACTCATCAACGACGAGAAGGCGCGTCCCGGTCGGGAAGGAAGCGGCCGCCGGCAAGGTGACGGTGCGCGCGGCGGTGATTGCCGTATAGGCGATGAGGCGGTCGGTCGTCTGCGCCGTGTAATTGGCATCGGAGACCGCCGTACGCATGTTGGTGATCACCTCCGACAACTTTGCCGCCGGCCAGCCACCCTCGGTCGATCCGTCCTGCACCACGACGCGATTGTTCGTGGTGTCGACGACCATCTCGCCTTGCGCGCCGCTGAAGGCGGCGACCTGCGAGGATGTTCCGCGCCTATATTGAACTTGAACGGCCGTTGTCATGTTTTGATTTTCCTATGCCGCGCCGAGATCGACGTCGAATTCGACCGCTAATGTGAGCGGAGTCCCGAAATTATCCTCCACGCCGGGAGAGGTCGTGACCAAGCCGAAATCCAGCGAAGTACCGACCAACATTTCCTCTGCAGCCGGATGATCGAACGCGGTGCCCGTGGGCGTGTAGGTGTAGGCCGTGCAGGTCGAGAGTTCCTGCACGCCGCCGCCGAATACGTTGAAGCTTTGCAGCTTGATGTAGAGTTCTTTGCCGACGAATTGCGCCGGCAGATCATACTTGAAGATTGAGTTATTGTTGAGAAACGCAAATTGGGCGCCGCTCGCATGCGAGGCGACCGTGCTGCCGTAGAGCCCGCGATAGAGATAAGTCAGCGAGTATTTGTTCGCCGACGTCAGAGTCGATGTCGCATAAGACACAAGCTCGGAGTCGACGATGCACAGCGTGTTCGCAAGTTGCGCATCGAGGTCAGTCGCGGTCGCCAGCGTCCCGCCGCTCACAGCCATGTTTACGGCCAACGTGTCGCCGGTATCAGGATTTGTTCCGCTATATGACGACAGCGACGCTGTGAGGACGCCTTGCGGCGCTGGGCCGACGATAGTGCCAATCTGAGCGTATGACGTGCCGTCGATCGACAACCATACATTGGCGCCGCCCCAATTGGGGTCGGCGACACCGCCGGAGCCGCCGGATGCCACAATCCAGACCTGCGGCGTCGAGCCGACCAGACTCGAAGGCGGTTCGAAGATGACCGGCGTGTTGACCGGATCGGCGCTGGCGGCGCGATTGAGCGGATTGTTGCTCACCGGCTGGGTAGCGTAGAGCGTCGCCGTGGCGACACCGAGCGGAAATTCCTCGGCCGTCACGCTCAGGAAGCCGTTCTCATCCTCTTCGATCTCCGTGATCCGGATCGGCGCGTTCGCGAGGCCAAGCATCAAATCCGAAACCGTCACCAGATCCATCGGATCGAGCAGGCAATATTCCCAGGAAAGCCGGAACTTGTAGGTGTTGCGGATATAGACCGCGCGCTGCAACTGCAGCTGCCCGGAGATCAACCCCATATTCAGATCGCAAATTTCGTGCGCAGTCACCGTTGGGGCGATGCGCATGCCGTAGAGCTCGATCGCATTCTGATCACGAGATTCGACGACAGTCAGATTGTAGGCGTTGTCGCGATCGGCGACTTCAAGACGCCAGACGTTGTACGCCTCGTATGGATCGGAGCGCGAGACTTGCAACGGGTCTTCGTTGTTCTCGACCTTGAAATCGTCGTCGGTAAGATTGTAGATCGGGGTGACATTGGGCACAAACGAGGCGGCAGTCTCGTATGTGTAGGAAATCTCAACGTCGGTGCCTTGGTCGCCATTCGCGAACAGATAGGTGCCGGCAGGCGACATGCCGTAGGTGCCGGTGGCCGAGGGATATGCCGTCCCGGTGTAAGTGAGCGACGTGCCGCTATTTGAATATTTCACGCCCTGGTCGGAAACGAAGTACGATGAATTGGCGACCACGATCGGCGGCGGGTTGCTCCCCCCTGTCGGCACCTCGCCGACTTCGCGCTCTTGCGTGTTGCTGACATTTGTTCCGGCCGTGGTCGCGGTGTCGCCGTAGGGAATGAACTTGAGCTGGCCGCCCGACCATACCGCCGCCGTGTTGGTCAATTGCAGCCATCGCGCCAGGATGCTCGATGCCTGCTCCTGATCCGTCAGCGCCGGGCTCAGCCCAAATCCAATCGCTTTGCAATAGGTCTGATATGAAGCGTCGCCGCCGGAGCCAAAGAGCGTCGTGGCATTGATCGAGGCCTCAGGGAAGCCGACGCCGTATTGCGCGTTGGTCAGAAAGTCGGAGATAACCTGCGCCGGATCTGCGTCAAGACCGTTGATGCCGGTGCCGTAGAAAAAGCCCTGGACCTCGAAATTGTGGTTATCGAGCGTTGCGCTGTCGCCGAGGCTGTAGTCCGAGGAGCACACATAGGCCGTGCCCTGGTAAGCAAGCGCCTCCGATGGGGACGCCGACGCGATATAGCTCCACTCGCTCTGCGGCGTCGTCCCGGTGAACAACGACAGCCCAAGCTGGCTGAGACTGTAGACCGACTGGTTCTTCCAGACCTGGTTGATGCCGGCGATGGCCCCCTCGCAGAGAGCCATGATCACCGCGGCGCTGTAGGTGGTCTCCGTACTGCCGCCGCCGAAGAGGCCGCCCTTGCCGCCGCCCTTGCCGCCGCCGGGGTTGACCTGGAAATTATTGTACCAGAGGACGTTCGGTGCAAGCTTGGATTCGCCCCACACGATCGGGACTGGCAGCGTGTTGACGGCGGTCTGAATTTGCAGGCCGGTATAGTCCGGCGTTGTCGTCTGCGATCCGCCGCCGAAGAGGCCGCTCATGACTTCTTCGCCCAGTAGCTGAAAAAGCGTGGCGCGCGAGCAGCATCAGAGAGGACGCTATTGTGTTTGGTTTTCTCTTCAAGAACCCGCCGCGCCGGATGGAAAGCGTGCACGATCGTGAGCGGCGTCGCCTCGGTGACGATGCCGCCGTGCGAATAGCAGCGGCCGTAGCGGAGCACGATCACGTCGCCTGGGTTCGGTTCCTCGACTTCGCAGCAACGATCAAAGACGAAGCCGAGATAACGTTCTTCGCTCCGATGCAGATGCCAGTCAGCCGGATACGGCCGCGGGTCGAATGGTGCACACAAGCCGGTGTCGACGAACACGCGGACGATCAGCATTCCGCAATCGACGCCGACACCTTTGATGTCGGCGCAATTGTGGTACGGCGTCCCGACCCACGATCGCGCCGCGGCGACGATCGCGGCGCGCTCCCTGCTCTCGATGTTGGTCATTTCAGATCGCCATCTGCGGCGGCGGTACATAGGGGAAGCCGCGGAAGTTCACCAGATTGTTGAACTTGCTTTGGCAGGTGCCCGGAGTGTGATCACAGCCATAGTAGACAGTGAACGTGTCGCCCGGCGACGGAACGCTTTGCAGCGGATACCCGAGCCCAAGCGCAGTGCCTGCTGATACGTTGTTGACGTTGGCGGTCACTCCCGCATTGACGCCGGAAGTGAACGTGATCGAACCCTGCAGGTGTTTCGGGCTGGCCGCCGACCAATTAATGGTCGACGCCGTCGAGCCGGAACCGACAGTGCCGCTGGTGCCGAAGGCGTTTTTGACCAGCGTACATCCGGAATCGTACAGGGTGTGCAGACATGTCGGCTGGTAGACGTTGCGCGGCATGTCGATGTCGAGCAGCACCAGGTCGGAATTGACCGTGAGCTTGGCGCTGGTGCGCCCGATCTGGTCGATGACGCCGAGCCGGCCCTTGAACAGCGTCACCGATCCGATCGCGGTGCCGCCGATATAATCGGAAAAGAAGACGCGGCCGCGCTCGATCTCGCAGCCGTCGAACGAGCCATCGCG